GTCCGTCTGGGGCAAACACCACGTTTTGCACCTTCGCGTCCTTCATCATCTGGATGGTGGGAATGAGCTTCGCCCCGCAGCACGACAAGTACCCGGTCTGTCCTCCCGTCCCGTAGGCCAGGAGCTTCATAGCCTCTGACTTTACGTTGCTGATCCCCAGCCGAATATCAAAATAGGCGGTGATGCTGCTGGTGTAGCCCTTTTTCTTCTTGAGTTTGGTGATTTTCTCGTTGCCGATTTCCTCATCCTCAGTCTCAATGCTGCTGCTGACGGTGAAGCTTTTCAGCCCCCGTATCTGGTTGCTCTTTGCGTAGAATTGCACGTCGTGCCATTGCAGAAGCACGACGCCTGTCTTCGCCGCGCTGGTGGTGGTTTGGGCCGTTTTCTTGGTGCTTTTGCTGCTGGTCGCCGTCTTGGCCTTGGCCGCTGCCTGGGCTTTGGCTCTGGCCGCCGCTTCCGCCGCTTTCTGCCTGCTTTGCGCAAGCATCCGGGCTTCCGCCTCCGCCTTCTTCCGGGCCACTTCCGCCGCCGTTGTCTTCTTGGCCGGCGGTTTTGGGGCCTTCGATTTGGCGATAATGGCCTGCGCTCTGGATTTCACGGCTGCCGCCGCCCGGATGCTTAGTTTCGTGAAGGCTTGTACGCCTTTCGCGATAATCATTCAGCTTCACTCCTTCCACGGGGCGCGGGAAGGCTCGCCGCTGTCCTCTTCGTCGTCTTCGATTTCGATGCTCGGCAGCAGGACTTCCTCGCCTCCGGTGAAAACGCTTAGTCCGCAGTATTCCGGGTTCGCGCACATGATTTCCGCCGCGTAAACCTCGTCTCCGTAGACTTCCCGGGCGATGCTGTCAAAGGTTTCGCCGCCCGAACAGTTGTATTGATATCCGCTCATTTCCATCAGGCGTACACCTCAATTCCGTTCATCAGGCTCATTTCGTCTATGGCGGTCTTTACGGCCTTCTTGACGACCTCCGCAAGCCTGGCTTTGTCCTTTTCCAGCGCTTCCGCCACGCCCTCCGCGTTCCCCGCGTTGATGGTGGGGCTGTAGCTCTGAATGTTGACGTTGATTTCCCCGGCGTTGGCGTTCAGCCCGCCCCGGCTCTGCAGCAGTTCGCCCCAGCTAAACCCGCTGGCCTTGGCCGCCGCCTGCAGTAGATCCGCCGTCCGCTGGCTGTGCTCTTCGGGAATAGCCCATTCCGGCCCGGCTTCACCGAAGATGCTTGCCGTGTCCGCCCGGCCGCCTTCCGCGAATCCAAACCAACTCTTGACGGTGTCCAGAACTCCTCCGCCGGAAGATTTTCCGCCGGAAGATCCGCCCGGTGCACTTCCGACTGTCTGGATGTATACGGTGTGCGTGCTGCTGGTATCTCCCGGGGGAGACCATCCCGCCGTCCCGTCTTCCAGGTCGATGGTGTGGGTGCTTTCCGTGTCTTCCTTCTCCCAGGCGTCTGCCTCTTCCGAATCGAGAAGTACCGTCACTTCCGGCGTTAGTTCGCCCAGCGCCATGATATTTTCTCCGGTGGTGGCAATGTCGGTTTCCGCCTGTTCCGTGTTCAGTTCCAGCGGAATAGGATCCTTCTCTTCCAGCGCGGTAATCTCTTGTTCGATGGTGGAAACTTTCTCTTCTGCCGCCGTCACGTCCGCGTCAAGCTGAATCTTCTCTTCGGATAGCTCCTGCGTTTTCTTCTTGTACGCTTCGTAGTCTTCATCGGAGATCCCGGCCTCCTGCCGCGCCCGGTTGCTGAAATAGTGTTCTTCCCAGTCCTGGCGGCTCCGGATGTTTTCTGCCATTTCCTGCTGCTGGCCTCGCAGGGTTTCAAGGTTCTGCTGGGCGGTATTCAGTTCGGCCATTTTGGCTTGAATGTCCGCTTGAATCGCCTCATGCTGAACCTGTGTGGCGTATCCTTCCGGCCCGTTTTCGTATTCGCTCCACTTGTACTCTTCCGGCACTTTCGCGATGCCCTGACTGATCAGATACGCGCCCAGCCAGTCAAGTGCCTGGTCGCTCAGTCCGACGCCGCCGTTTTGGTCGTATTCCCGGGCAAGGTCAGCCAGGTTGTAATCCTTCTTGAGCGCTTCTACATTGTCGTCCCACGCCTTGCGCTGTACGTCGGTCAGGGTGTTATAGTAGGCAAGCACCTCGTCGTCCGTCGCGCCCGCCCGGTACATATCGTCAATGTAGCCGATCATTCCCCGGGTGCCTTCGCGTTCCGGAGATTGTGAATCCCGCGGCCCATTGTTAATCTTCCCGCCGAAGGCTTCCCGCATATAGACCATGCTTTGCAGCCAGTCGGCCATTGCCAGATTGTCTTCTCCGCCGAGTTGACGATAGCGGTCAATCTTCTGCCGCATTTCGTTCGTCCCGCCGTAGAATTCAATCATCTGATCCATGCTTCGGGCCAGCAGTTGCCCGTCGCCCTGCATATCGGCTATGGCCTTCTCCGCCTGCGCGAAGGTAATCATGCCCTTTTGAGCCTGTTCCAGATAGCCCTGGGCCTCTGTGAACATCTTGCCCGTGTCGCTGGTGGACAGGGCGTAATCCCAGCCCCGCCGGAGCATATTGTCATAGTCCAGCTCCCACGACTGCCGTTTGAGTGCATAGGCTTCCTGTGTTCCCTTGATAAGATCGTTGCTATTGACTTCTTCCGGGTTCACCAGTTCGCCCGTCACGGGGTGGATGAATTTCTGCCCGCTCTGTTTGGCCCAATCGTAGTAGGTCATGAGATTGGCCTGCATTTCGAGCATTTCTTCATCCATGCCCGCCAGCGCGGCATCCCTGGCGTTGTTGACTTCTTCGCTGAAGTCTTTCATGGTGTCCAGGCTTACCCGTTGGCTCTTGAGCAGGAGCTTGTTTTTCTCCACGTCGTTCGGGCTAAGTCCGTTCATCAGGGCGTTCATCTGGTCGATGATGCTCTGAATGTTCTTTAACTCGTCCTCGCTCAGTTCCCCGTCCTTGAAGGCGCTTGTCAGGGCTTCCCGTAGTTCCTTGCTCAAGCTCTCCGCCTTCGCCTTTGCTTCGCCCATGCCAAGCTCAATCAGGCTTACCACGCTCGCGAAGGCCGGGTTCTGGGCCAGTTCTTCCGGGCTTTGGGTCTCATTGCCCTGGCTGAAAATGATGCTTGCCAGTTCCAGCTTTTCGGCTTCGTCCACAACCAAGCCGTCCTTGACAGCTTGAATCATGTCTTCGCCGTATTGCTTAAATGTCGCCTTGTCCTCGTCCGTCAGCTTCGCCCCGGCAATCATTTTGCTGGTCAAGCCTTCGGAAAGCAGTTCTCCGGTCGCCTTATAATTGCTCTGAATTTCCTCGACTGCGCCGCTGAATTCCCGAAGATCCGCCAGCACCGTGCTAATCTCGCTGCTGCTGCTCTGCAGCGCGGTTCCGATGGTCTCCATGTCAAGGCTCATGGTGCCGAAGTTGTTTTCCAGAGCGAGCTGGTTAATCTCGTTCAAATAGCCAATCAGCGCCCCGGCGCCAACCGCCGCCAGTACAAACGCGGTGCCCCACGGCCCCAGCGCTGAAAACGCCTTCATGGCAAGCCCCGCCGTCATAAGGGTTGGCCCGAGTCCCGCAATGGTGGTCAAGGCTCCCACAAGTGCGGATAACGTAGTGCTGTCCATGCTGTTCAGCGTATCCACAAGCCCCCCGGCCCATTCGTATACGCTTTCCAGCGGGTCGGAAATCACTTCGCCAACCTTCCGGCTGAATTCTTCCCATTTGCTCAGGAAAAGCTCCTGGCTGCCCATCAGTCCGCTGGTCTGGATTCCGGCCACTTTCTCCGCGTATCCGTCGCTCCCGGTAATCTTTTCAAGCAGGCCGTCGTAGTTGTCCGCCGCCGCTTGCAGCAGGGCCAGTGCGCCCGTGATGGTTCTCGTCGGGAAGATGGTGGATAGCACCTTGTTCCGTTCTTCCTCGGTCATGCCCTTGGTGGCCGCGTATAGATCCTTGAAGGTGTTGAGGAAGGGTTTCAGCTTGCCCGTGCTGGTGTAGGCACTAAATCCGGCTTTGGTCAGCAGATCGTTGACCTCCGCCAGTGATTCCCCGTCCGCGCCCACGGCCTCGTTAATGTCGTCCGCCGTCAGTCCCAGGGCTTCCATGCTCTCCCGGGCCGTCTTGGTGGGGGCAATCAGGCGGATCATGCTGTTCCGCAGCAGAGTACCGGCCTGTGCTCCGACGGTGCCGGTGTCAGCCAGCACGGCCAGCATGGTCAGCAGTTCGCCCGTGCTGTTGCCGAATCGCGCCGTGGTGCCCATCCGCTCCATGGCTTCGCCCAGCTCGCTAACCGTCGTCGCGCTGCTATTGGCTGCCATCACCCATTCGTCCACAAATCGCCCGCTGTCCTCGAAGGCGATCCCCGTGCCGTTAATGGTCTTGATAAGCATATCAAGCCCGCTGGACAGGTCGGTGTTGCCCGCCTGCGCCAGTACCATTGCCCTCGGGATGCCTTCCAGCATTTCGTCGTATTCCCATCCGGCGTGCGCGGCTTCACTGATGGCCTTCGCAACGTCGTTGGTGTGGAAGATGGAGCTTGCCGCCCATTCCTGGGCCTTCTGTTGCAGTCCCGCATATGCGTTTTCCAGTTGGGTCGCGCTCTTGTAGTTGGCGCTCATGGCCCCCTTGGCTTCCAGCATATAGGTTTCGTAGTTCTTGTAGGTCTCGACGCTCTCTTTTTCCCATTCCCGAACGTGGCTGCCTACCATGTCCACGATATGGCCCAGGTTCATCATTTTGCTTGCAAGCGCGTCAAACCCCGATGTAGTTCGCCCGCCAATGACGACTTCGGCCTGTAGCTGTTTTCCGGCCATTTCGTGTTCACCCTCTCCGTTTTATTCCCTCAAAACCTCGCCTTATTCCATTTCGCAGAGAATTACGCCCTTTCCGTCCCGGAAAAGGAAGCAGTATACCTTGTCTCCCGCGCTGAATACCCTCTCGCTCAGAAGACTGGTAATGCCCTCCGCCTTGATGCCCGGCCGGTCGTAGCTTTCCAGACTGTAAATCCCGTTCTCCGCCTTCGTGATTTTCGCCCGCTCTATTTTCGCGCCCCACGCGTGGGCAGTCTCTTTCCCTTGCATTTTCGGCCCTCCTTATCGGATGGTCTCCACAACCCGCAGCATCTTGATCGTGCTGTTTTCGTTGTAAAGGTCGTGCTCCGCCTCGTCGATGATCCACGCCCCGGCCATCCCGGTGTTCCCGGTAATGTCCACCCGCATCATGGCGGTTAAGGCTGGGTCGAATTTGACGCCCATATTTAGCCGGTCTGTCTCCCGGTTATGGCAGAGCAGCAAGCCCCGCGCCCATCGTCCCGCCTGGGCCGCGTCCATGGCGGGAAGGTCTGCCCGGATTTCGGTATATCCTTCCTCCGCCCCGTCGTCCTTAGCCGTCGCCTCCGCCCAGGGGGTCTTGACGGTCAGGGCTTTATATTTTCTCCCGGGCTGGTGGATGTATCGGCATCCGTCCTGCTCCGGGCTGATTTCATAGCTTCGTATGGCGCTTTGTCCCTGCGCCCATTCAATGCCAATCCCGAGGAATCCCCGGTTATAGCTTTTCAGCGCGATCCCTTCCGCCGTGCAGATTCGTTCAAGAAAGCTCGCGCATCCTTCGTTCTCCCGTTCCGCGTATGGAATCAGGATTTCTCCCGCCGCCCCGTACAGGCTGTCGGTCATTCCGCACTCCACGGCGCAGCGGTGTATCAGGTTTTGCAGCGTGAAGTTCCGGAAACTGCCCCATGCCCGCCTTTGGGCCTTGCTGTTAAGGCTCGTCGCCACAATGCGGAATCGGTCGCCCTCCGGAACAATCGTGTTCACGAAAAGGATCCCCGTGTCGTATTTCTTGTGCGTAATTTCGATAGTGTCGTCAATCTGTGGTTCCCATCGGTGCCAGGAGGCGGCCCGGCGAAAGGTGATTTCCAGCGTGTCCGCTTTCCCGTGGCTTGCGTCCCGGTGGACGCATCCGCAGGGCAGTACGCTTCCCGTAATGTCCACGCCTTCATAGATGATCTCCATCCTCCGTTCCGCCTCCTTTCCCGTTTTTTAATTCTCCCTGGCGTCAGCCGCCCGCTTCGCGACGGCAATATAGGCTTCCCGCATCATTTGCAGTTGCCGCAGGGTTAATTTCATGTATTCCAGCGGGCTTGTCTTCGTGACGTAGCACAATTCCATTGTCATTTCGTAATACGAGCGTTCCCCGACTGGGAAGATGCTACGAAAAAAACCGTTGCCAGTTGCACCGCCTTCACCGCGTCCACGCTGCTCAGTCCGCGTCTCACATCGTCCGCGTCGCATCCTTCGGTTTCCTTGCCCGCGCTGGCGATAAAAAGCTCAAGCGCCTGCTCGTTGGTGATCCGGAAGGCATTTCCCCCGTTCCTCGCGCCCCTGTCCATGGCCTTCATCATTTCCGGCCCGCCCAGGTTCTCGAAGTCGTAGTGCAGTTCGGTCACTTCCTTGTCGTCCGCAAGGAATGGCTTGAACAGAATCAGCTTGCCCGCGCTCAGGGCCTTTACCGCTTCGTTGGGGTCAGTGATTTCCCCGGCCTTTTTCTTGCCCTTCTTGCCCTTCTCCGGGGCCGCTGGGGCTTCGGTCGCCCGGCCCTCTTCCTCGGTCATGATTTCTTCTCTGGTCTCTTCCATGGTTGGTTCCTCGCTTTCAATGTTTTTGATTATTTGTGATAGATTTTTATTGATTTTTATTGTTCTTTTCAGAAAAAACGCAGGGCAAATGCGAAAACGTTTTCGCATTTGCCCTGCAGTTCGTCAGTTCAGCATGGACTGAACCACGTTGGTCACGTCCTTGCCGTTGATCCGAATCGTCCCGGTCATCACGTCCACCAGAGTGGTAGTAACGCCATTGACGATCTTCTCATGCCGCAGCACGGCGTACTTGTCGCTGCTGCCCAGGGGGTTTCCCGCTTCCACGGTGCCGTCCTCGGTGCTCTTGTGTACGCACGTCTCGCGGTACTTGACGCTCTCATGCTCAATCTCGCCCTTGGCGACATTGTAGCGCTGGCGCACAAGCCGGAATTCGATGGTGTGCTTGCCGCTGTCGGCAAGCCGCTCGCAGTTGGTGCCGTTGTTGTGGTTGATGGTCAGCTCCATGGCGTTGACCTTGACGCTGTTGGGCATGGAGACCGTTCCGGCCATTCCCGCCGCGTCAATGTCCACCGTGGGATGCTCCACCGTGGGGATAACGACGCTCGTCACGTCCTCGACAACCCGGCCGTTGTCCACAAGCCGGTGATCCTCAACGTTGTTGTATACCTTCTTCGGCATGGTCTTTTCCTCCCTTCCGCATTAGTCGCCGGTCAGCGGCTCAAAGTACGTGGCGTATCCGTCGTCTACCCAATTCACCACAACGCTCAGGCTCTTGGCAATGGGCGTGGTGGTCACGTCGAAGTAGAACAGGAAGTCGCCGTTGTACATGTCGCTCTTGGCAATCTCGCTGGCGTCCAGCTTGGCTTCGCCGTAGGTCAGCGCCCGAATCTTCACCAGCGCGTCAAGCCGCGTCTGCTCTTCGGCGACGATGGCCTGAATGTCGTTGGCGGAAAGGGGCTTGTCCACGTCGAACGACCGCCGATCCTGGAAGTCGTTGGAGAGGTAGAACAGCATCATCATGGTCGTTTCGGACACATTGATGTTGTCCCCGTTCTCCTGATCATAGCTGGCCGCGTGCGCTCCCCAGATAGCCCAGCGCCCGCCGACGAAGGCCGCGCTGCAGATGCCGTTCTTGTTCAGCTTTTCGTTGATCATGCTGTCGTCGTACACGCGCCCGGCGTTCGCGCTTCCGAGCCACAGGTTTGCAACGATGCCCGCCGCCGTGTTGCTGGCGGTGTAGTAGGGGATACCGTCGTTTTCGGCGAGGATGCTCAGGAAGTTCGCCGCGCGGATCACGCTCAGGTGATAGTATTTCCCGTCGGTGCCAAGGGCCATCGGGAAGCTCGCCGTCTCGTTGTCCTTGTCATAGCCGTTCGCCTTCTTCCAGGTATAGGCCGTGTCCAGGGTGACGGCGGTGCCGTTGTCGGAAATCGGAATGTCCG